TAATTGTATCTGCTAGAAACGATAAATACAAAAACAAAGATGTTTATATGGCATTGGAAGAATCTGTTCATGGTGTATACGCCAATAAGGATACCCCTGTTGACGATATTATGAATGGCAAAAACGATAACATATCTGCTGTTGAATTTTATAATTTGTTTGATGAAACAAGAAATAAATTACGAAAGCAATATGGAGACACTATTACTCTTTATCGTTCAGAGGGAAAACAAAAAGCAAAGGCAACTAAAAACTACGTTACCACACAGGAAGCGGTTCAAGAATATTTAGATACACAAGAAAGTACCGGCGTTACTAAAGTTGAAGTGCCTATTGAAAATATCATTGCCGTTGAAGTTGGCAATGGAAATTACCATGAAATAATCGTTGGGAATCCCCCTATTACGTCACCACAAACAGCAGAAACAAAAGAACCCATCGTAAAAAAGGGAAGAAAAATAATATCACATGGGCATCGTGGCGGTGGATTAAATGCCGCTGAATATGGTGGAACGTTTGTCGATGATTACTTTGTTGCAAGGATGCCCGATTCAAGGGAAGCATCGTATGGTATTTATGACAAAACAGGATATGACATTCGTGGTGGATTTGACAAGGCATCAGAAGCAATAGAATATGTTAAAAATGCTATAACTTCTGGCAAGCCGGTTGAACGTAGGGGTGAACAGTACACTAAGCCGACTAGCGCAAGCAACGCTAATGCGGCAGAAATTCTGTACAACAACGGATATCGCTCTGAATCCAACCCAAATGCAACGCTTGATGAAGTTAAACAGATGTTTGAAAAACAATCGTCTGTTGGCATGATTTATGTTGCACCACAAACAGCAAAAAAAGTGACGCAAGAAGCGAAAAAAGAAGAAAAAGCAGAACCTAAACGGACATTGGAACAAGAGATAGATGATATCGTTAATTCTGCTATGTCTGTTGAAGAAGCAACACAATCGCTCAAGAATAAACTAAAAGCGAATCCTGAAATATTGGATGAACTGCGGAAGTCTGTAACCAATAAAGAAGAATTGGCAATGAAGTTGCTTGATATTAAAAATCAAATGCAACTGCATCCATCAATGTTCAATTCACCGCTTAGTTGGAAAATGAAGTTAAATCTGTTATCGTTGCAGGAATATGCGCTTCGTGTTCTTGATGTTCCAGAAAACAGCAGACCATATTCATTCATGGGCAACATGGTTAAATATCTTGGGAAAACCGTTGATGAACAGGATATGTCAAGGCTTAATGCTGAAATGGATGAAATCTTCTATGAGCAACTTCACAATAAAGACGTAGTTGAAGATGCAAAAAGCATCATGGACAGCAAGGATAAGGGTAAAAAACTCGATGAATTGTACAATCGTCTGACGCTGAAACAAACCATTGACGGTAAAAAAGTCGATTTTGTGTTAGAACCGCATGAAATGGTTGCTCTTGGACTATGGACAAGGGAACTTATCAGTTCTGACGATGGCGAAAATATCATAAAAGCGAATGAAATTATTCGCAAACTATCCAACAGAATGACTACCGCAGGACAATTCACGCAAGCGGCTAAGGTTCTATACGAAACGCTGTATCCTGAAATGATTTCAGAACGTATTGCAAAGGAAGTTGAAAACCAAAACAAGAAATCCGAACTGGAAGATTTGAAGAATCAAGTGAAGCGGTTAATGGAAACCATAACGAAACTTCGCAATGAAGCCGGTAAAGCGGCTGTTAAACGCATTATTGACGATTCAGACACGAATCAAGGCGATGTCAAGGATGTTGTTCTGACAAAAGAGCAGAAGAAAACGCCTGCTGAAATACTTAAAGCACGAATTGAAGCCGATCTGAAAGGCAGAAAAGGTAAGGAGCGTACCGATTTGCAGAAGCAAATTGAAACGCTATTCAGAATATACAAGGAAACAAATAAGACAACGGCGAAAGAAACTGATGTTTACAAGGCTATTTCCGATATGGTGATGAACCGCAGGGAATATGCTGATACATGGGACAAAGCAAAAGCACTCATTCTGAAAGAAAATGCTGACAATCCTGCATTGGTTGATTATTTTAATCGTCTTGCTGACCCTACCATGACGGCATCGGTAATGAACAAGGTTATATCCGAAACATTCAAGTCGATGGGAAAGTCTGCAAACGATCTTGCTAGGGCATACTTTGTAACCGATGGCGCAAACGTCAAGGAATTTTTGGATATATTGAGAACTAATATGTCTGAAATTGACGATGCTTCGTTTGAATATTTGTCTACGCATTTGAAAGCGCAATTCACTAGGCAGATGGAAGAACGTAGAACACGCATGATTGATGCGCTTAACCGTCAGTATGATGAAACCGGAAAACGGATAATTCGCAAAGAACCACAAGGGCATAAGGAACGAGTAATCAATCAGCTAATTGATGCTTCATTCAAACAGGCATTGGACATTTCTTCTGTACGCCAAGCATGGGCAGACAGAATGGGATTAACAACAATTGATGATGCTACAAAGGCTATTATTTATTCTAGGATGAAAGAAATTGCACAAATTAGTGATGAAGAAGCAAAGGAAAACGCCTTTGATGATTTGCTGAAAGAGATCGCAGGAAAATTAGAGGGAAGCAACTACGATAAATTCCTTGCATGGCGAAGATTTGCTATGTTGTTTTCTCCTGTATCGTGGATAAAAAATGGTGTGTCCAATATTGCTTCATTGCCGTTCTACAAGGCTACCGATGCTATTGAGAAATTCCTCAACAATATGGCAGGCGAAGATATCAAGGCTGAACGTCGGATAGCAGGCGAAAAGTTCTTGGCAGAGGGAAAGGACGCACAGATAGACGAAGTAGTAGATTATTATTCTACGCCTAGTCGCATGGAACGCATGATCGAATCATCTGCTAAATACACCATTGGTAAAATCATTAGTGCTGAAAAGCGGATATTTGGCAACAGCAAGACGGAAAAGTGGACAAAATTGCCTTATAATGTCATGAGCAAGGGCAAGATTGACGTATTCTCAAGGGAAATAAACATACCATTCCTTGGCGATCAATACATGTTCAAACGTCATTTCAAGACAGCGTTGCGGAATCGTCTTAACGCTGTTAACTATTCGCAGATAACCGATGAAGCAACGAAGAAGATGGAAGCAAAGAAAGCGGCTGACGAAGCCTATGAAGTCGCCATCATCAGAACATACCGCAAGCTGAACGCACTATCCGCTTGGATAATGAAAGTTAAAAACAAAAATATAACCGGTGATATTGTCAAAAGCAAGTTGGCAAAAGGCGATATAGCAGGTGCTAAACGTGCGGAGAACATTGGTGTTGCTCTTAATGCTGTAATGGATGTTGTTATGCCATTCGTTACAACTCCGCTTGCCATCGCAGAAGAAGCGTTCAAGTTTAGTCCGATATACCTTGCTGTTGAAACCGCTTCGTTGGCAGGTTGGCAAATCAAAAAGGCACAACTGGCAAAAGCAGGAATACCTATCACTTCTGAAATGCAAGACAAATTAAGCGCATTGCATCATGGATTAGCGCAAGCATTGTCCGGAACTATTGGACAGTTTGCCGTAGGAATTATTCTTGGGTTGATGGGCATACTTACTGGCGCACCGCCTGACGAAGAAAAAGAAAAATTGGAATGGGCGCAAACTGGCAAACGTGCTTACAGTATTTACATCAAGGGCATTGGTTCTCTATCGCTTGATTGGATGCAACCGGTATCTATGGTTCTTGGAATGGGTGCTGAACTCGGACAACAGATGGCGAACAAAGATTTCAGCATTGAAAAGATGGGTGATGCAGTATTCGCTTCATTGGATTCTCTTGCTAATAGCACCGTATTGGCTGATCTTCAATCTACAATCGGAGGTGGATATAACACATCCCTTGTAAAAACCATTGGCGATGTAATGATTAGCGGTGCTATGCAAGGCTTGCCCGGAATTGCTCGTAGAATATCTAGGGTTTTTGATCCATACGAAAGGGATATCTACACAGGCAATAGCTTCAATGTTATCAAGAATCGCATCATGTCGCACATACCGTTTGTATCCATGTTGATTCCTCCTAAGGTTGATATTTGGGGGAATCCTGTCAAACAGATAGCAGGAATGAATAACATCGTTGGTATTCTTCCTAGAACGATTACCAATCTGTTGTCACCGTTCATGTACAAGGGTGCTGACCGTGATCCGTTGACAGTTGAAGTATCAAGATTGTTTGAATCAACAAGCGAATCATCTGCGTTGCCTATTGTTCCTAGCGATTCAATTACCGTTAAAATCAAAAATCAGGAATACACGTTGGATTTGAAAGGTAGCGATTGGGCAGACTACCAAAAGCTGTTCGGACAAAAGATGTATGAGTACGCCAATGAAGTAGTAGCATCAAGTAGATATGCAAAAGCAACTGACACAGACAGGGTGAAACTAATCAAATCGGCGTACGCAGTAGCTTCGGCTGATGCGAAGGAAGAATACATAAAGGCTTATTTCAAACTACCGTAACCATTTCTTGCAAATGTTACAATTATAGTATCAAGCGTGATTGGGGAACAGACATGACGATAACATGGGAAGCATTGATTCTATTTGCATCAGCAGTAATTACCATAGCAACAGCGGTTGGAATCCTGATGAAAACAAGGCGAGATATCATGAAAAGCATTGAGAAGTTTGTCTGTACGTCCGCTGAAAGAATGGTTCAACCGATTGTCCAATCGCAGACGGCTTTGCTTCGCCATCAAATCGTCAGGGATTATGAATACTATTCTCGCATTGGTACTATCAGTCTACACGCCTTGCGTTCTGTTGATGAATTGTATCGTGCTTATCACGCTATGGGTGGAAACGGTTTTATCGATCAGATAATGAAAGGCATGAGCAAGCTACCTGTCGATGCAACTTATCATGAAAACGGAGACCACATAGAAGTAAAATAGTGCTATAATAATATTATCAAAACAAAGGAGAAAAACATGGAACAGTCAAGATGGAAAAGCCCTATGTTCTGGACGCTAATCACTGGTCAGATCATCGCCTTGCTTGTTATCGTTGGTGCTTTTGATGCAATCGGATTGGATGTTACAGTAGTAGAAAAAGTTGTTGCGCTTGTTATTGAATTGGTATTCTCTGTTGTAAATGGTATTAACAATCCTACAAACAAAACTGGTTGGTAAGAAAGGATAAACCATGCCTGATTTTCGTGTTCCAAGAGATACATTGCAGAAGATAGCAGATTACCTGTCGCTTCGTCCTTATAATGAAGTGGCAAATCTTATATCTGAACTTGTCGAAAATTCAAAAGAAATTAAGGTTGACACAGAAGCATCTGAATGATATGATGTATTAGTCCTCATAGTTTCCCTCCTTTCACAAGAATGGCACTCTCTATTGTTCGTCACCATGCGAAACACGAGAGTGCTATTTTTGTCTTGACAACACATCAAATATTGTGGTACAATGGTTGTGAAAGGTTAGGTGATTGAAATGAAAGAAAGATTTACACTGTATCTCGAACCGGAACTGAAAGCAAGGGTTAAGAAAATGGCTGACCATGTAGGACTGTCTATCAATTCTCTGATGATGGTAATTCTATCCGAGTTTGTTGATGAAAAGAAGCAAATGGCTATGGTTGAGTATCTAAGGGGGAAGAAATAATGAACGAAATTGAAGCGATGTTTTATAATGCGTTTACGTCAAAATATCCTGCGGTTGAAATAAAAACACAATATAGAATTGGAAAATACACCGCAGATTTTATTGTGGGAAGAATAGCAATTGAAATTGATGGAAAAGATTATCACGAAACATCGGAACAAGTAAGAAGCGATAAAATAAGAGATCGTGAAATAGCATTAAAAGGATTTAATGTTATTAGATATTCTGGATATGAAGTTTATCATAAGTTGCAAGATGTTATTATTGAAGTTTATAAAATTGTTACAGCATCAAACAAAATGCAATCAAGGGTAGAATCTCAAGATCAATTGTGGTTAAGAAAAGTTGTTGATTGCAAATTGACTAGAATTCTTCCAAACAGAAAGGAAACAAGTGGGTGGAAGAACGAGAACTTTTATAACTTTGGAATGGTTGTGTGCGACTCTCTAAATAAGGGATACGATGTTAATATCCGGAGGGTAAAATGAAAGAAGCATACTACTTCTCGCATGATAGCAACGCAAAGGACGATCCGAAATGTGTACTTCTAATTGAGCAATTGGGATTAGAGGGATACGGAATCTATTGGGTATTGATAGAAGTGTTGCGTGACCAATCCACATACAAATATCCGGTTGCGCTTCTTCCATCGCTTTCCAGAAAATACAACACTACGTTTGAAAAAATGAAAACAGTTGTGTATAATTATGGTCTGTTTACTGTTGATGAAAATGACTTTTTTAGTTTATCCCTTATGGAACGCATGGAAAACTACGAACACAAGCGTTTGATGGCATCAAAAGCTGGTAAAAAATCAGCTGAACAGCGTCTTTTGGTTGCAAGTGCAACAAATAATCAACAAGCGTTCAACGGATGTTCAACAGACGTTCAACCTAATAAACTAAATAAAATAAAAGAAAATAATAATAGTATTCCACCAACGATTGAAGAAGTATCTTTGTATTGCTTAGAAAGAAAAAACGGAATAGTTGCTCAAAAGTTTATTGACTATTATGAAATGGTTGGATGGAAAGTTGGAAACAAAAAGATGGTTAGTTGGAAAGCCGCAGTTAGAACTTGGGAAAATAGAGAAAAAGGAAACTATCCAATAACGCCTCGTGGTGCTGTCGATGAATTTGTAAAATTCGATTAAGGAGAAACTTGATGCAACAAAAAGAACTTGATGAAATTGAAAAGATATTCGGCAAAACTGTTCAAGCAGGATACAAGACACTTATTCCTAAATGCCCATTGTGTTCAGAACCGTATTCATTTGCTTTTAGTGGAACGATTGAAGTGTGGAACTGTCCTGTTTGTAACAATTCTGGTAATTGGCAAACGCTAGTTGACATGCTAAGCAAGGTCGATGGATGGCGAAATGTACTGCTAAATAAAGACAATCCTAAACCACCGGAGGGATTGGTTCTTCTTTCGCAATGGCATAATGACCATGTTGCAAAGCGGATACTGTCTGGATTTGAATGTCTCGATAGGATGATTGGTGGGTTTGAAGATTCAATGCTTACTGTTCTTACCGGAAAGCGTGGTGAGGGAAAGTCTACATTTGCTTCACAGTTGGCTCTTAACGCTATTCAAAATAATGTTCCGGTTTTCTTTTACAGTGGAGAATTGAACGTGGCTATGTTTAGGCGTTGGTTTTATAGTCAAGCGTGTGGAGAAAGGTTCTTGTTGCCATACAAGGATGATACAGGTGAAACAAGATACAAGGTTGAGCTTGTTGCCGATGCAAGAATATCTAAATGGTTGGGAAACAAACTTGTAATTTATGACAATACGATTGTTAAAGCATCAGAGCGGAACAGCATCTTGGAAAGAATGAGACAAGCAAAGAATATGTTCAAGTGCGGACTGTTTATTATAGACAATCTTATGACGGCTAAATATGCTATTGAGAATGAACGCAATTATTTTAGGGCGCAGTCAAACTTCGTTGGAGAACTGGTAGATTTTGCACAAGAAACACAAACGCACATAATGCTTGTTGCGCATCCAAGAAAAGGCGAAATGGATGGAGAAGATTTGAACGATAATGTAGCAGGTTCTTCTGATGTTACAAATAGGGCAAGCAACGTCATAAGAATATCAAAACAATCGGATCAAGCCGTATTAAAGGATGGGTTTGACAGCACAATTCAAGTAACAAAGAACAGGGAATATGGAAAGATCGGAAAGTTAAAGTTTAATTTCAATAAAATGACAAAACGATTTGAACCTGTTGAAATGAATTCAATCAAGAAGTATGGTTGGGAACACAACACTTGACAAACTTAAACATATTTGCTACTATGCAATTAACATCTATTGGGTGCAAGGAGACTAATGACAGAGCGTGAGATTGACCTTGATGATATCCTACCTTGGGAATGGAAACACGTTTTTGATGCTATCCCATATGAGCCTAGGGAAGTCTGTGTGATGGCGATTGCAAAGCTATCCGATAGATGGATAGAATCGTATAAAGAGGTTTACCAATACATCTACAGCAAGCCACACCCTGTTATTGGCTCTGAAGATAGGCTAGAAGCAAGGGAAGCAATCATATCAATAATGATGTACGGCATCGAATGGATGGATTTTGACAGAATGGTAGGTAGCTACTTGCGATCATCGCCAAAAGAACGAGGATACATTCTAGTTTTTCTAAAGCAAATACCGATACTAAACGCAAGATAACCCCTTAATTGGGGTTTTTCTTTTCCTAAAAGGCTTGACAATAACCAACAACATTGGTACAATAGATGCATGGAGGTGGTCGATGGGTAAGACTTACAAACACAAATTAACAGGTGCTAAATCGGTATCGCATAGGTGTAGGAATCATGGTGATTGCTATTGGTGCAAAAGAAAAAGATTGCATAAGATTAAAAGGAGAGAGCCCATGGCGGAAAAAGAATTGACGGAATACGATTACTTCAAAAAGGAATTATTGGAACGATTGCACGATGTATCAAAAGCATCACAGTTGGCTTTTGAAGATAAGACAAAACCAGAGGGTGAGAGAGCGTGGTGGCAAGGATACAAATGGGCATCAGAGCAGACGATTGAATGGATAGAGGATTGGAAGCCATGACATCCGAAGAATTGCTATCAATCATACAATCGAAATCAGAAGGACTAATTTTTGCCGAAACCGGACATAAATATTTCTACAACGGAAAGGAAGTTCCATCAGTAAGCAAGATCATTGAACCATTATCTCGGCTGATATACGGCGATGGACAATATGCACAGTATCAAACCGGAGCAGATGTACATTTAGCGATTCAGATGTACCTTGAAAATGGATGGAGGGTTTGGGAAGAAGAAATAGACGGATACATGATGGGTTTTGAACAATGGTATGAATCGTTCAATGGTGTGTTTGGTGAAATAGTAACAGTAGAAAAGCCTATCACAAATGGAGAATATGCCGGTACACCTGATATTATTGCCTTGATGAATGGAGAACCTATCATAATTGACATTAAAACATCGAAGTCCGCTAAATGGAACTTATGGAAGACGCAACTATCAGCATATGCAAATATTTTTGATGGAAAGGAATGGAAAAGGGCAATACTACAATTAAAGGGGGATAATGATTACAAATTCCAGATAGTATGCGATGAAACGGAAATATTCTATAACATGCTCAATGTTTATCGGTACAGCAAAATGAGAAACAATGCGAAAGGAGTAAAATGACGCACGATAAAGAAACCCAAAAACTACTTAAAAGAATGTTTGTTCAATTTTCCGCTTATGGCGCAATGGTTATGATAACTTTGTCTGGTGCGTTCACATGCTTTGATACTGGAAAAATTCTATTTGGAGTGCTTGGAATGTTGGGTTGCCTTGGATGGATTGGAATAATCGTAATTTCGATGAATATTTACAGCAAATAAGCGAAGGAGAAAACAAAATGGCTAATGAAATGGTGACCTTTAAGGACAACAACGGCGAGGTGGTAAAACTTACACCTAGCATCATTCGGAATTACATCAGCAATAACAAGGATATTACCGATGGCGAAGTGGTTATGTTCATGGAGTTGTGTAAATTCCGCAAGCTGAATCCATTCTTGCGTGAAGCGTATCTTATCAAATATGGCAACTCTCCTGCACAGCAGATCGTGGCGGCGATTGCTATGAACAAGATTGCAAAGGCAAATCCTAATTATGCAGGAGAAAAGTCCGGTGTAACAGTTATCAAGGAAAACGGTGCAGTTGAGCGTAGGCGTGGGGAATTGATTCTTCCTACTGAACAACTTGTCGGTGCATGGTGCGAAGTATACATCAAAGGATATGTTGAGCCTATCTTTGAGGAAGTCAGCCTATCCGATTATGACAAAAAGGTATCGCTTTGGAAAACAATGCCTGCTGTTATGTTGCATAAGGTTGCTTGTGCAAAGGCATGGAGAACAGCTTTTCCGAATGACTTTTCAGGGGTCTATACAGCAGAAGAAATGCCTGTCGATGTTGCAAAACTTCCTACGCATGAAATCGATGCAACCGAAATCACCGATGCACCCATCGAATTCATCAATCAATCATTCTTCACAGCCTTGTCAAAACTATGGGGAACAGACAAATGGAAGCAGATCAAAGCCGTTGAAGTAATGAACAAATTCGGTATTCCTGCGCCATACAAGGCTATTGATGTTCGATTGTACGATGAAATCTATGCCGAAATCAAGGAAGCAACAACACCTGTCGAAATTAAAGCAGTAGAAGTAGTGCCCGTAAAGCCTGATTACATGGCTGACATCGAGGGTGATTTTCCTGATAGCTATGAGCCTGACATGCCGATGGAAGAATATTCACCTGTCAAGGATTCCTTGACAACTGCCGTCAGACCTAATGCAGACATGACAATCACATTTGGCAAGCATAAGGGCAAGCGATTGGATGAAGTGGAAGATGGATACTTGCGTTGGTTGCTTGAACAGCCGATTAAAGACGATAACTTCAAGGCATCAAATGTCGCAAGGAATAAGAAAATTCAGGCATATCTTGATGGTAAGCCGACAGCAACAGCAGACGATGATATTCCACTTCCGTTTGATCTGTGAGGTGATGACAATGACAACAAAACTTGAAGCACTACGCAAGCAAGCGGGAATGAGCCAATTTGAAATGGCTATCGCATTGAAATGCAGTATCAATTCATATCGGTTGTGGGAGTATGGGGTCATGTTCCCCAATAAAGAGCATCAGAAGCGAATAGATGATTTCTTCGGAATGGAAGTAAAAATTGGAGAAATTGTATGATTAATAATAACTATTGCAAAAGTGGAGTGTTCCAATGTTGGTATTGTGAAAATCGAATTGGCTTTAAGGAACATCGCTTTTCAATGGGAATAGTTACATTGCCATTGTGCAAAATAACCGACGAATACATGCTTTGGATAAACGGAATTCCCTGTATCAAATATGAGCAAAGCAAAGAAAATAAAGAGGGGGTTGCATCAACATGACTGATTTTATGTGGGCATTGCTAATCATCTTTGCGGTTATCATCATTGGCTATTCTGCTGAATGTGCATACAATAGCTATTGCGAACGGAAATTCAATGAAGCGATGTTTAAGAAGGATATGGATGCATATATTGTAGCAAGCATCTTGGAAAAGAGGGGAAAGAAATGATACATGAAGATGGTTGTGCTGATTGCGGTGGCAGTTTTGGTGATTTCAAATTTACAGTTGTGTTGCCAGATTTAGGAATGATTAGTTTATGCGATGGGTGTATCGGTGCGTATGTTTCAGATAAATGTATGGAGAAATTTAATTGTGACGAAATTCAATTTGTAATAACTGTAACAAAAACAGGAAAACCAGATATTTCAGAAGCAGAAACCGCATTAAACAATGCCATCCAAAATGAAATGGAGAAAAGCCATGATTCATCTGATTGATGATTGGTATTTGGATTCTGATGATAGACAGTACATCTTGATTGAGTGGAATGGAAAGATGCAGATAGATAAGAATGGAAAGAACAAGGGAATGTCTGGTGCATCGTATCGTTATATTAGAGAGCTACCGGAAGTATTCGATCATTTGCTTAAAATCATTACTCGCAGAAAAATCGCAACGCTGACCAATATCACTGAAATTATCGAAGCAATCAAAAGCGAAAACGATAGAATGTCCGAATTGTTCTTATTTGTGGATAGCCACATAGTGACAGATGGCATAGGAAGCGTTAGGTAGCCATAGTACGGCGTTTCGTATCAAAAGTAATATAAATTCATTACTTCGAATAAAAATGGCTTAATATGGCTTGCAGAGGGGTTGCGTATGACAAGGCTACCAAAAAACCGAGATCAACTTATATCGGATGTTTTAAGCGGACGATATTCAGCGCAACGAATAAGAGAACGCAATGGATTTACAAGCGTGGCATCATATGTACGTAGATTGCAGAAACTTGTGAAAGATGGAATGTTGCCGAAGTCGTGCTTGAAAAAGCCTAATGAAGCTAAACTGCGTTTTCAAAAAGATTGGAACGGATACACGCTATCCAATACGGAATTGATTGTACTGTATAACCTGAAAAGCATTGATACATTGCTATCCAAAGTATCTACAATGCGCCGACAAGGATACGAAATGCGTAGAAACAGGGATAGGGTGCAGGTTTGGCAAGACGGCAGAAGAATTGTAATAGGGTCACGCAAAAAGCAATATAAACAATCCGATGTTGTCGATGAAAAACCATACGAAGAAGTGACGGAAGAAGAGCGCAAAAGCATTATTACATCATACAAAAAGGGTTGTAATATACGGATCAATTCGCAAGTACACGCTGTACAGGAATCAGCCATAAGGCAAATCATTAAGGAATACAATTCAAGCGTGAAACTGTACGAGAAAAATTTATCTCAATTTACGAGAAAATGTATTGAAATGAAAGGGTAAATCGAATATAATAGGGTAGAAAGGTGGTGTTGAAATGTCAATAAATGATGAGAAGTACTTCAAGGCGATTTCTTACACAACCAAACTAGGTGATAAGGATTTCGAGCAGATTATGGATTTGGTAGGTATGAATGTTGCCATGAACGGTGTTACAGAAGCGCAAGCATTGATATTGGTGTTGGAACAAATGGGGATCGAATTATGAGCGGTGAACATTTTGACCAGATTTGCTATAGCGTAGAAAGAGTAGCAGACGAATTGGTACAAAGCAAAAACCTATTGCATGTAGCGTTCGGCAATCATCTCGCATTGGTAGCCACAGCTTTGCATGATATTGATTGGGTATTGTCCGGTGACTGTTCAGAGGGCGATGAAGAAGAAGCAATCAAGAAAGTGTTAGGGAAACAATGGAGAACTATTACAATCCAGTCTGCCCTTGACCAAATGGATCAAATAAGAAATATGGTTGTTGATATTATATATAAGACTGAATAATATGCAAGGAGATATGTATATGAAAGAACCTATTCACGATATGCTTGAAACAAAAAATTATCCTGCTTGTCCTTGGTGCGGATCGTTCTATGATGATACGCCAGACAATAATTCGGAACAAATGATTATCACTTGTTGGAATTGTAATGAACAGTACGCCTCATATCCTAGTGTGAAATATCAATCATACCCTATCGAATCGGAGGAAAACTGAAATGGGGAAAGCCTATACGCAAGATGAGCATGAAAGGATAAACGCAAGGGAATACCCCGGAACACGACAATTGTGTTATGTTTGTGAACAGCCTACTGGAAGATGTGAAGATGATACTATAACCCTTGACGATGAACCGTATCAGCCATTGTGCGAAGAATGCTATTACAGGGCAATCGGAAAGGAAAAAGAATAAATGAAAGATAATCTTAAAACGAATATCAGCAATCTGCTATGTAGTATTGTCGATGATGAACTATGGTTTGCAATTACAAAAGGCGAAAAAGATAATGAAGTAATGATAGCGGTATGCAATAGCGATAAGAGTATAGTAAAATCGTATATGTTTGACATTGATATGCACACACTGGATAATATATTCGATGGTATAGAAAAATTGCGACATGAGGTGAGGACGATTGACAAGCGACAGCAGAAAAAAAGCGGAAGCGCAACTGCCTGATTTGTATCCTGATATTGAAAGCCTATTGCCTATCAGCAGGATAGCAAGTTATTCAGATGATGTGATTCATCCGGTATTGCAAGGATATTATTTGGTAGATTGTAAGGGGAGACAGCTAACAACTGTACTCCCCATAACTATATGCGATGCTATTCATGCAGGACTAATTGAGAATAGCGAAACCATAGATAGGCGAATGTCAGCCGATGGTAAACAGGGGATATTGTTAGCACACATCGTAATCCCGCTTAATCCCCCATCGAAAAAGAATTCTCAATCCATTGTAAACAACAACAGGGGAAGACCGTTTATCATTCCGAATCTTAAATATAGGCAATGTATAGCGGATATAAAGAAACTTGGCAACACCATATATCAATTTAAACGAGAGAAGATTGTATTCCCTATTGAGACAGCGGTAAGGGTTGTTGCACATTATTACAGGGATAGCCACAGAAGAATAGACGGAACAAATCTTGAAAGTGCCATGGCTGATATCCTTGTTACCTTTGGTGTTCTAAAGGACGATGATAGCAAGATACTAAACAACACTGATGGGAGACGGGTGTATTATGATAGGGAGAGACCACGCACCGAACTTTGGATTTACGAGTGGAGGATGCCTAAATGAAAACATGTTATGCAAACGACAACACACCGTTTTTTGTTGATGATGATGATTTCGAGAGAGTAAGCATGCACAATTGGTATTTTTATGGAAATGGATATCTTGTCACTTCTATAAAAGGAAGAAACATTAGGCTTCATAGGTTTATTATGAATGCGCCAATGGGAATGGATGTCGATCACATTAACGGAGACTCTCTAAACAACAGCAAAACTAATTTGCGCATCTGCACCCATCAAGAAAACCAAATGAATCAAACGCCAAGGAAATGCGGAACAAGTAAGTATAAAGGTGTCCACTGGGGAACACGTGATAAAAAGTGGATATCTAAAATAATGATTGATGGGAACACGATCAACTTAGGATACTTTAACAATGAAATTGAAGCGGCTCTCGCCTACAATGTAAAAGCACAAGAGTTATTCGGGGAATATGCTCGATTAAACATCATCTGGGGATAAAGAAAAAGGGCGATTATTCATCGTCCTTTACTCTTTTTCTTCTCCATGCAATGCAATTCCCATTTGTTATTCGATGATCTGTCAATATGGAATAAGCGGGTAGTAACCAAATTCCGTAGAAGTTTATAGCACCGGGTATATCATGACGCTTCAACCTTGTATATATTGACAGCTTTTTGGCATATCCTAATCGTTTTCGGTATTCTTCTACGGTCAGATAATCGCCTGATGGAATCCACATTATCTAAACTCCTCGATTCTAGTTATTCTTGGATTGATAGTATCTGGATTGCTTTTCAATTTCTGTATAGCAATAAAATAAGCCTTTTCATGATTTTCTGCTGTAATAGTTTCGTGTCCATCACATTCTGCATACGGATCATCCTCTGGTGGATCGACACGCCATGCAACCAGATATGTTTTCATTTGTTTTTCCTCCAATACATTATGTCTGCAATGGCGCAAGCAATTTCAAGCAAACCATAAGCGATAATACCAGATATAACAAGTAGTGAGCAGATTGCCAGTGAATAGACACCGTTTGTCATTTTATTTCCTTTCTGGGTTTCCTGTAATAACCAACATGCCACGGGAAATATTCTGCTTCATGTGAATCAAGTAAATACTTATATGCTTTTTCTCCATTCAAAACGATTTCTGCATATTCTTCATCACTTGATACATTATGATTCCCATAAAGGAGATCAAGATATAAATTGTAGTCATGTTCGGCTTTTTCCAATTTACCAGTCATTTTGTCTCCTTTCTGTATCTATCCCATAATGTCATCCATGTATCGTTATCATTTGCGTTTTCTGTTGCCCATTCATAAGCATCGTTAATAATTTTTTCTTGTTTGCTGTAATTCGTTTCGCCTGTCAATGTTGCGATTGTTCCTGCCGATAGATTGATTAAGCATCGAATAGAATTGTCTTTGCCTTGATTCATAGCATGATTCATTGTTTTACTCCTTTCTATATTTGGTCATCGTCAGGTAACGCATTACGTTACTACGTGCAATTAAGCACGTTTCGACCTATATTTAACTTATTTAATAATCCTGTACCAATTTGCAAAATCCCGATTCAATATCATGTGCAACCATATAGTCTTCTTTAGCATCCAACGCCATAACATAATCACATTCGAAACGATCAACTTCTTCCCAACGTCCGTTATAATCAATTACCCATAGAACCCATTTATACGTCTTTTCCATTTATCCTACCTCCTATATTTAGCAACAAATACCATTACCAATTCCGACTATTTTGCCTTGTGCTACATATTCACCAGATAATGTTTCGATTGTGCCCTTTTCGTCCATTGTCAACTCCTCGTCAAGTTCAGCCATGAATACGATAATGTAATCATCGTCCTGCCTTGTTTTGCCTGTCATTGAATAGGGATTGAATGATATTTTATGGCACATTGTTTTATCTCCTCAATTCCGCTTTAATTTGCGCTTTTGCTTCTGCATATGTGATTTTTCCAGTTTCCGCTTCATACATAATATCGCTGATAACTTTGAAAGATTCATACACCCAGATTTCGGCACTTGTTTCTTTAATAGTCATTGTTTTATTCTCCTTTATTTTTGTTTAGTCCTTAATTATTCTGCATAATCCAAAATATGGCATACGAGTATTGATTGTCAAAATATAATTGTCCGCACAAGGATAAACTTCATCATTTGTTCCCCAAGGTATACCATCATAAATATCTTGTTCAGATTCTTTTCCATAATCCCATTGCTTCAAATATTCAAATAATGCGCCTATTCCCTGTTCATTGTAGATTTGTTCCGGTTCTTCTGTTTCATCACTTGATTGGATAAAAACAATATTTGCGTATTTCATATAATGACCTCCACTAATTCATATGCCTTGCGCTGATCAGTTGTTTTAAGAATGAGATTGCCTTTTTCATCGTTGACCTCATACCAGACTTTTCCGTTTAGGACATAAGCGAAAATTGACATAGATTTCACTCCTTTATTTTTATTTGGAGATATACTCTCCATATTGCCCACATTACCGGATTCCGTCTCTGACGATTGATTCCGTATATCACAATGTAGGAATCTCACCTACTTGTTACTTGTGGGCAATATGCGGAATATATCCGCAAGAATTAATAGCTATAATCTACTACTGTATCGGATGATGGTGTAATGTGCATATACTTGACTACCCCGGTATCCTTGTCGATAAAAGCAAATCCTGCTGTAAAAATGAAAGTGTTTTTCGATACGATCTTCAAACCCCAACCATCATACTTATAAAACAATTCTTTGCAATAATCCCATGCCTTTTCTTTTTTGGATGAAAAACTTCCATAGGCATCACGCAAGTTGTACATTTCAGACTTTTCCCAAAACTTGATATTGTTTTTTGCAGTAGATTCTGAACGTGTCATTTGTTTTTCTCCTTTACTTATTTGTTTAATCCTCATCAGTACAGCTTTTAACTGTAGACGCTCATAAGAGCGTTTCGGATTTTATTGTTTTTCATCCTCTACCAACACTTTACCGACTTTTTCAATTTGAGAACGCAACCCAACAAGATAATCTTTTTTATTTGAATATTCTGTAGATTCTCCTGTGGATTTACCATTCCATGTTACGATTGTATATCCTGTACAATCCGACCACCTGAAATCGTAGATTACACGAAACAAGGATTCCTCATGGTAAAAGTCATTTGTTCCAATTCCGCAAATGGTAATGATTGCTTTAGATTTGCCTTTTGTCCACTTCGCGATCTCATCAACCAAATCCAAAAGCAAAGCCTTGTCATAGTTGAAGAAAAACATTTTACTGCGTTCAATACGATATCCGTTCTCTTCTGTTTCGATCATGATTTTAATACTTGAATGTTTCATAGTCTTGTTTCCTTTCTATTTTATTGTGTTTCCTTGTCTGTGATTTAAGAATAGTCCTATCAATGCCATATGTCAAGCGATTTTTGAAAAGATTTTAAAAGAATTTTTAGACGGATAAAACCGATAAAATGTAGCTACGTTTCATCATGCTATAATAGGATATAAAGGATAACCACTTGAAAAGCCAATTCGCCTATCCCCATATACTACTATAACTATTTATAATATTCTATACTAATATATATAGTTATAAACATTATTATATTATTATTATTCTATTATTATATATACATATATATATGTAAAGGATTAAAAATGAAAAAACAATATACGAATAAGAAAACAGAAAACAATACAGAAAAACAGAATGATATTGCTATTGTTAAAATAGTTAATATTGATAATGATTTAGATATAATTAAACTTGTTAAACGCTTGAATACTGATATGTCAGATATAACAATAGACTCTGTTATGTATAACATATTATTTTATATGGAAAAAAGAATACCATTATGGAAAATATTAGACGAACTACAAATATCTGATAGTCTATATGCTATGTTATGCTTAGATAATCAACTATTTCAAGCATGTATAGATAAATTAAAACAGCAATTTTCTGATAGATTAAAGGATAAAACATTATCATCCTACGATATAGCATCAGATAATATTAAAATGTTTATAGTAAAATCACAGCATCCGGAATTCCGCGATAATTATTTACCGCAAATGCAAGGTATAAGTAATATTACTATCAACCTTGATGGTATAGGCGGATTAAACATAAAAGCTGGATTGATCGAACAAGAGCCATTAAAGGATATAACTGAATAATACTATACATATAATAGGATGTCTCTAGAATGACCTACAATGCGTTTGAATAAAGGTAGTAATGTAATATCATTGCCGGATATGGACGCTTTGCAAGGTCTAGCAAGATATGGCAAGGCATAAAAAAGAGGACTCTTGCGAATCCTCTAGTTTTATATGTGGGAATGATTTTAGACTATCGTGTAACTATGTTTGCGGTCAAACCGCCTTTCGAATCGATCAAGATAATCCTTGCTACCCCACACACACTCCTGTCTACCGCTTGTAGGGTCACAGGGAATAGCGACAAGATATCCGTATTGCGTCTCGTATAAGTCCCACAAATGATCGTTATCAATTGCATAGAGAATAACATTCTGTTCCATCATTTTACTGAACGTGATTTTCATAATCGTACCGCCTTCCAATTGTGTATCGTTTGTTCGTGCCTTAAGACTATCACGCCATTGACAGCCTTGCAATATGCACTATGCATAATCTTTATTGGTGATGCTTGTGCATGATGTACATATGTAGTATGCAAAACAGCTATTTTGTCTAATACGATATGATATGACATGGAATGAGCGATCAGACGATGATATGCAAGGGCATGCTATGGCATAGGCTCATGCTGTGCTTATATGTAGTGATATATAATTATTATTACATTATAGTGCCGGTGGGCGGGTAGGTCGGTTGGGTGGGTACGTCCTATTCTGTATGGTATTAAGCAATTTCAGTTTTTTTCTACAAAAGAATATCAACATAAAGTTTTTTTACAAAAGAAATATCCAACAAATTATCCATATCATATCGCATCATATTTCTATTTACAAACCACGGAATATATGGTAGTATGTAAGAAAAAGGAGGTAGTCTGACATGGATACAATAAATATTACTCCTGCTTTTATGGTAAGGGATGATAATGGAGAAATGGTGGGCATGTATAAGATGCCAACACCGGTGATGGATGATTTAATAGCACAGAGCCAAGCTTACATAAGAATTATGGAAATCGTAATGGAAAAGGAATTCATAGATTAAAAGGAGGTAGGGGAAAATGACAATGGATAAAGCAATAAGGATGTTGACAAACTACTCTGTTCTTTTATCTACACAAGATGAACCTTATGACAGAGAAATGGGAGAAGCTATTGATATTTTGCTAAAAGAATATAGGAAAGCTAATCAATACAGGTCATGGACGATTTCACCGGAGGAAATGGGGAGGTAGGGTATGAGCGATAGAAGCAGTTCAAGTAGTAGTGGTATTGGATTGGGTGGACTAATTTTCTTGTTATTCTTGGCACTAAAGTTGACAAGGGTTATTGATTGGTCATGGTGGTGGATTACTGCACCTTTGTGGATTCCGGCAGGGATTATCGTTATCGTACTGATTATAGCTGGGATTATAGTTATTTTCAAGGATTAAGGAGGTAGGGATATGCCACAATGGTTATGGTTTATTCTGGGATGTGCGATAGTTTTTCTAACACCGCTGATAATTTATGCAATAGTCATGGATGTCATAAGTGATTGCAGCAAAGGAAAGGAAAAGAAGATGAAGAAAGAAGAACCGGAAATGGTTGAGTACGATGTTTTTGCCAAGTTTAGGGATGATTTGTATAGGCAGATCAAGTATGCTAGGTCAGATGCATCGGAATTGTATGATAATTTCAAGAATCACATCAACAAACCATCATTTCCTACAGCATCAGAAGCAAGGGTATTGGCATTGCATGGCAAGGATAGCAAGGATTGGCAGGATTACAAGCGTGAAATGGAGATTATTGAGCGAGAAATAAACAAATCAATTTCTGCAGGCTTTAAATTCATTGATGTTGATTTTTTTGTTTGCAGTTTAACCGATGATAAGCTTGTTGGAATGGGATATAAAGTGGAAAACAAAAGCACAGAACTTCAAACAATAACAAGGATTTCTTGGTAATCCCTATCGGTTATAAATACTGCCCAATTACCCTTGGTTATACCCTATTGGTTATAAAAATGTGTAGCAAAAGCAGTTTGAGGGTCGACAAAACGTGATGAAACTCACACAATTATTCAAAATAATGTGATAAGGAGGGATAAATGTTAAGAAAACCATACATCTATATCATAATCTTGACGCTGATTGATGTGATGTGCACCGGTATTGGCATAAACGGTGGTTTTATCACAGAGGGCAATCCATTATTGCGAGGGTTGTATCAATTTCCGGCAATAGCAGGAATAGCAATCGTGATTTTGACAGTGTTTTTCTTGAAATTGGTAGAGGTTGTTGAATCTTGGCTGAAAATACAAGGGAAAGGCGGTTGGATTTGTCCTGTTTTATGGGTAGTAGTTGCGATAAAAGTAGGTGTGATAATTTGTCACCTGTACTGGATAACATTAGCATTGAAAGGAGCATTATGATTGACGCTAAATTCATTAGACAGAGGATGTTTGACAAAATGACTGATGATGATATGGAGGTTGTAAAGATTATCGACGATGCATTGAGGGCGCATCTTGAATCTGACGAAATGGAATTCTTTATCGAAGTTCCGCTTGAAGTGACATCAACTGTTCTGCATTACATCGAAGAATATGGCTACGATGTTTGTACATACGATGGTACTACTATGATATACTGGTAGCCATACCTCATATCATGCCATAGGAAGCGTCTGCATGACATAGCAGGCGTTTTTCTATATAAAGTGGATATCGGATACCTTTTTATCTTGATATGGCTTAAATCGCCTTGTAGAGCGTTTCCGATATGCAGGAATATTACTGCGCTATGGTGTTGATTTTTTAATGGGATTATGATAAGATAAAAGGCAACAGGAGGTATCTGATGATCGTGAACAAGAATGGGAAACTACTGCCAACATTGTTCAACAAGAATGTAAGAAGTCCTATTGGGTTCTGTCGATTGCACATGCTGTACATGAACAAAAGCCTATCCAATAGAAGATGCGGATTTAAGGGTTCAAGCAAAAGGAAGTATTGCAAGCATTACATCGTATTGACAGAAGATGAACGATTCAATGGATTGACAGAAGAATGTATGGAACAGTGCGCTAGATGGAATGAACATCACATGATGAAGAAGCAGATAGAACAGGAATTGCAGACAGGTAATGTGGAATTGGCTAAAGCAGAAGCAAGGGAATGGAGTAAGGCATGAATTGTCCACACGAGAATCAGCAAGCAACGGTTACTATGATGGCGCACAATAGCAAGATGATTAAGATTGTATGCAAAGAATGTGGTGAAGTGCTTGATTGCTTAAAAGTGTATGGGGTAAGTGCAAATGAAAATAGATAAGTTGAAACTAGGGCAACTACTCAACTGGATACGATACGATAGTGAAGTAGAATTTGACAATGAAAGCGTGAAGATAACAAGAAAAGCAAAAGATGGTAGCATATTGGAATTTCGACTAAAAGAAGATAACATGGTAATCATTTATGACAAACCCATGAATGAATCGCACGTTTCCAACCATTGCTTTTATAACTTTTCAGAAGCCTGTGTGTATTTTAACGAATTGTGTGCCATACATGATTCAATTTGACAGATAGGGAGATAATAAAGTTGGTATTTGTAATATCAGGTGCAATTACTGGTGTGCCAAATTATCGTCAGAATTTTAAACAAATGGAATACACATTAAGACTTGATGGACATGTTGTTCTAAATCCTTGTATGCTACCAGAAGATGGATTAACTTACGATCAGTATATGCATGTGACTTTAGCAATGGTCGATATAGCAGATGCGATCGTAATGCTTCGTGGATGGCATAAAAGCAATGGTGCTATTATTGAAAGGCAAAAGGCTATTGATCTGAATATACCGAGGTATTATGAGCAGGTAGATGGCGGTATTAAGTCATATGGGGTACTTAAATGATATTTAACCTAGCGTATTCCCCATAAAGTTCAACAGCGGCTACGTTATAAGCGATAGCCGCTTCTTCTTCGTTCTTAAAATATCCAAGATGGATTCGTTTTTTATTTATCATTATATATGCCCTCCATTTCGATGTCCACTTAAACCAACACACGCCTTTGTATTGGCTTGTGCGCCCAATTTGTGGCTTTTGATTACAATTGTTTTGTGATCTTGTGCAAATGCGAAGATTGAATTTTGTGTTATCCAACTTATTCCCATTTACATGGTCTGTGTCCATTCCAGTGGGCGTGTTCATAATCAATTTGTGTAGGGTTACAGCTATTCCATTTACATGTGTAGCCACATAACCATAATAACTTATGTGCCACGTGTGCGCTAAAACAATCGGAAAATCCTCATCGTCTATCTCGAACGCAATGTGATGTTTTTTGGTGTAGCAAACCATACTAGTTCTCCCTGTGTGTTAATATGTATATGATAACACTATTTTATTGATTTGTAAAGCAAAGTATACGATAGGATGAGTGAGATCAAAAATGGAAAAGAAGTGGATAGAAAAGTCTAACCCTTTAGAATTTATTGAGAAGACGCGCAATTTGACTGCTGTTAATGCGTTTCTTCGTAAGGCAGGAGCGCATAAGGATAAGCGAGACAAGCGAAAATCCAATGTGGAAAGGAGGATCATACGAGATGCCGAAGAAGGGGAAAGGTAAAAAGAAAGGTGGAGGTGGATGCTAGATGCCATTCAAATCACAGGCGCAACGAGCCTACTTTTATGCCAACAGAAAGAAACTTGAAAAACAAGGTGTAAGTGTAGAAGAATGGGAAAAGTCAACCAAGGGAAAGAAACTACCGGAAAAAGTGAAGAAAAAGAAACGGAAAACTTGATTATGGGTGATTGAAATGCTGATAACAATTAAGGCAAACAATGCAAAAGAAATGAAACGGATACTTGATGCACTTGAATCAGTAGGATTGATTGAAGAAGTAGAGATAAGTGAAGAATCAAAGATTTCAATACCATATATTCCGAGTGAACCATATAATCCTACTTATAATCCACCATACATATATACAACCGAAAAGACAGGGACACCCCCGTTTATTTATACCCCTACTTATACCACCGATACTGTTCTACTAAAAACTTGACAAATACAATCAGATGCGATATAATGGTTACAAATCTAGTGATTCCCCACTAAGAGAGGGATAATCCCAATGCAGATGTCAGAAGAACCCCGTACTACTTGTACGAGGTTTTTTCTGTTAAGCGGATTAAGTTGTAATTATTCTACCCCACTAAACCAAATATCCCTTAGTCCTTTTTCAGAACTCCAAACAAATGACATTATCGTTTTAACTGTTTTAGGGAATCCTTGCTTGTGCGCCCACCCACTTGCACTGCTGATTGATGGGAGATATCTAACCACTACCCCACCATCTTCAAACGTCTGGTTATAGTTTTTAATTGTAATAGATTTTTCCTTGGTGTTCTGTCTATGAAAATGTCCTGCGTGTACTTCTACCGTTGAACATTCACCGTATTCTTTTCTGAACATCTGTGGTAGCCAAGTTGACATGTTCTTTTCCGGCATATCACCATGTGTCCAACCAATAAGTGAACTTCCAATGCGGATTGCCTTGAATGGATTTGGCGATAGATCAAACTTTACATTAACGTCATTTCTAAATGCCTTTTCGACTGCTTTCATCAACATTCTTCCTGTAATGAGGTCGTGATTTCCGGGTAAATATATTACTAATACAGGGGCGATGTTGCCTAACATTGTTATTGCATCTATGAGCATATCAAGTATAAGATCATGAACCTTTGCAATTCTTCCATCTGATTGTTGTTTTGTTCCTTTGGTTGTAGATTGTTCTTCGTTGTCGAAATGAAGCAAGTCACCAAGAGTTACAAAAGTTATCTGTTCTATTTTTCTGCTACGGCAACGATTCTCGATATCTTTCATAGCCGTTTCAAATCTTTGTTTGGCTATGTGTAAATCGTAATCTTCTCCCGTTTCGCTTCTCCACGAAAACAAACCACCATGCAAATCCGGCAAGTCTATTTCAACGCTTTCCCATTCCCTATCATCATCTTCATCATATTCAATAGGATTAGTCAATGGCTTTTCGTTTACAAATGTTTTGTTTTCAAAATAGGATTCAATGTCAAAGACAACGTCTGGCTTAACTATAGGCTTAACAGTAATCTTTGATTGGCAATTTACTTTGCTTTCATCTGCACTATTCATCGACCAAAGATTGTTACGGCAAGATACCAATTCCCATTCATCTGGCTGAAATCCATGTGCAAGCATCACTGATTTAGGATTCTTGCTATCTGCTTCGATAATTTGAATAAGGCGTTCAGATATTATTGTGCCATCTGCTTTTATTTCAGTTGTTGCACTATTTGCAATAACTGGATTTCGGTAGTTTGGCTCAGTTTCGTTCGGTGATTTGGCAATTACATCATTTAGGGTTTCAACTACATCATTTTCGATGGTTTGATTAAGTTGTTTTCCAATTACGTGGTTTTCACATGTTTCAGTATGCAATTTTCCATCTTTTATTGCTCTGTTTACACCATGCTTTATCATGTCGATAAGGTTGGATTCATTTGTATATTCGGTGAATAGGTTGTATTCGTTCTGCAATATCCTTGCTATTTCTTTCCATGAATGATCTTGCTTTAAGTCTATCGCTATCTGCTTCCAATCAATCATCAAGCATTTCCTCGCCATCATCGTCCATTCCATCGTCTACCGGCGCAAACATTTCTTCGTAATAGCTTTTGTTAGCAAGTATTGTTCGTGCTAGTGCCATAGCCTGAATATGCTGTGCCATGATAGATACACCATTAAAGTCACTAGCATCCATGATACAGCTGATCGGCTCATTCTCGTTCGTGAAAGCACAGATAATCATGTTCTGAATACCGCCATGCTCTTTCAGCGATAGTTCCTTGTATACTTCTGCGATGAACTCTTGATCGTCTGTGTTGGGAACAAATATGTTCATTCTGTCACCTCATCATCTGCATCGGTTTCTTCCGATACATCTTCTTCTATTGTTTTTGCCATAGAAGTTAAGCATAACCATTTCAGTTCAAATTGGGAAACAGGATATTTAAATGTGTCATGCATAAGCGATTTAGTATTGTATTTGCAATCTATCCTTACTCCATCTCCTTTCATTAACTTTTGTGCATTGATTTTACTTGCAAGTTTTCCCCAACAATAAACATACAAGAACACCCTAGCGAAGTTGTTGTATTCATCGGAGTTGCAAACCATCGTGAATGAAATGAAATCAGCAATTTCGCCATTCTTCTTTTTCTTCTGCTCGAACTCTGGTGCTTTTGTAATTCTTCCGGTAAACATACAAGAATTGATGTCAGCGTTCGTCCTCCGTTTAAAAGCCATTTAATTTACCTCAAATGCATTAATTCTGGCAAATTCGCCATAATTGTTAATTGCTGATTCGTTGTACGCTAATGCCGCATCTTTTTCATCCTTGAAATATCCAAGATGTATTTGTCTTAAATCTATTTTTATTCCAGACTTCCACATTTCCATCTTTTTGCTCCAACTAACACCTTTGTACTTGCTGGTCATTCCGATTTTAGGTTTTTGATTTCGTATGTTTTGTTTTATTGTACAAATCCTAAGATTTGTTTTATGGTTGTTTAACTTATCTCCGTTTATGTGATCTGTACACATTCCCTTTGGAGTGTTCATAATCAACCGATGGAGAAGAACGGTTTCTCCTTTCGGAGATTTTGTTCTATCGGTTGCCGAAAGATATCCACGACTACTTACATACCATGAATGTGATAAAACTATTGGCAAATCCTCGTCATCAATTTCAAATGCAACATGATTTTTCTTGGTATAGCAGGTCATATTTTCCCTCCTTTCAGTGTGTTATCATATATATATTAGCATATATTGAGGGAAATGTAAATGGCAAAAAAGATTAGTGGACTACCACCAGAGATAATTCGCAACATTGTTGTTGAAGATGTTATAAACAAAGCGTATATTCCGTACTTAAATGGGATATGGCATTATGAAGTTTACTATGGTGGCGCAGGTTCGGGGAAATCGTTCTTTGCGGCAGGTCAGAAAATAGCCATGCAGATGTCTGCTATACCCGGAAGAAACATGCTTGCCTTGCGTAATTCAGCTAATGACGCTAGAGATTCTGTTTATCCAGAATTGCTAGGAGCGTTAAGACAGTTTCATCTTTTGGATGTTTGGAATATCGTGGAACATCCAAAGATAAGGCTTACCAACCTTGCCAATGGCAATGAAATAATCTTTGATGGACTAGACGATGTTGAGAACATTAAGTCTATCAAATTCAAAAACGGAAACCTAACAGATGTTCTATTGGAAGAAGCAACTGAAATAAAAGACCCCGGAACAATTCGGCAGTTGGACTTGCGACTTCGTGATATGAACCAAAAAGGGAGAATAATCATTCTGTTCAACCCTGTGTCTGCTCAACATTTTTTGAAGAACATGATCGAAAAAGAGTTCATCCCTAGCGGAGATTGCATTGTCTGTCATACTACATATAAAGATAATAAATTTTTGCCTAAAAGTTATGCACAAAGCCTAGAGGCTCTACGCTTTACTGACCCCTACAGATACATGGTGTATGCCCTAGGTCAATGGGGGGTTATGGGAGCATCTGTATTCAATGCGAATATCATACATAAGAGGTTGCAGGACTTAGCACAAATTCGTGAAAAGGTTCAACCGATAAGAGGTAACTTCTCATATTCTCGTGACGATAATGGGCATATCCTTGTTTCCTCGTTTGAATTTTACAAGAATGAAGATGGCGAAACAAAGATATACGTAGAGCCAATACCTAGACACCCTTATGTTATGTCATTGGATACAGCAGGAGAGGGTTCGGATTACCATGCTTGCCATGTTATAGACAATCTAAGCGGTGAACAAGTGGCAGTATTCCATTCGCAGGATAATCCAGATAGGTGCGTGTATCAAGCATTTGGACTAGCAACGTACTACAACAATGCTTTGTTTGTACCGGAAGTGAACTTTGATTCATACCATCTGAACAAATTCAAGGAATTAGGGTACATCAACATCTATCAGCGTGGCACTCCGTCCGATTCGTATTCCGATGGTTATGTACAGAAGTTAGGCTTTCGTACAACTGTTGAAAATAGACAAAGAATGTTGTCTGAATGTGTGGAATTTGTCAATGCCAATGCAAATCTTATCAACGATGAAGAAACATTAAACGAGTGTTTAACTTTTACTAGGCAAGAAAAAAAGATGAAAGGTATATTTTGGGGGGCAGAGCCGGGAACGCATGACGATCTTGTAATGGCTTTTGCTATCGTTTTGCAAGCTAGACAGCAAGCACCGTCATATATGGTAGCAGAACAGATAGGCAAACTGACAGGTGAATGGACAGAACAGGAGTTAAAAGATGCAGTAGTAGGCGGTAGGGTGTCAAATATTCAAGCGATTGAGTACAGAAGAACGCACACGCACAAAAACATCACTACCATTGGTGGTGATAAAAAGAAGAAAGTGGTAGGACGATATGGTAGATAACATTCTTATGGCAATCATTCTTGCTACACTCGCTGTTACGATTTATTTTATTATGCGTTGGAAGATTCGGAATAAGAACGATATGAAACTATTGGAGTATTACTTTTCTGTGATACAGAGCAATACGAATATCATTCAGAAGTTGGCTGAAAACCATAGTATGCGATTCAACGAGTTGGAAGAATTGTTGAAAAGTGAACCGAAGTCCCCCTTACAAGAGGGTATAGAATTAAATGAGGGAATACGAGCGCATGAAGAAGTGGAAGCGTATAAGAAGTATCTTAGAAGCAGGAGAGAAAACTAATGGCTGAAAGATTTGGCGAACAGATATACGAGGATAAACTTCGGCAAAACAAGAATTACTTTGGTTATACGGAACTAATGACAGAAGAACAGCGTAAGCGTGGCAGATACTATGCACAGGCTTATTCAAGGCGTAGGGCAGAGGTTGATTCCATTTCAGATAAACTGTCATGGGATGAAATAGAACGTCTATATGCTTGCGATAGGATATCTAACAGCCAAGATTCAAGCTATCCTAATTCTTTTATTCCGCTATTGACACCTACTATCGAGGGGCAAGCGGCACACATGACTTCTGCTGATACGGAGTTTAACTTTGTATCGGATAATCCTGCACATGAAATGTACATGAGCAAACTTGATGCGGCTGATTCGTACATGCGTAGGCAAGGTAAGTTCATGTTGCAGATGAAAGATTTCATTCGTTCGTATCTATCACTAGGCGGTGCATGGCTTACTGTCGAATGGACAAAGGCTTATGGCAAGAACGCCGGAAAACCTGACGGCTATGCAAGAGCAAAGGTTATTCCGATAAGGGATATTCTTGTTGATGGTAGAATCAAGGATTTCAAGGATGTACAGGATGCTGAATATATCATTCACGAAATAGGATTTGTTCCTATCATTTGGGCAAGGGATGAATATGGCGATGAATACGCCGATGCCCTTATGACACATAATAGCCGATATCAGGGCGATATGCCTGATGTTAGCGAAGATGATTCTGATTCATTCTTGCTTCTGCATATTTGGACAAGGGCAAATAAACAGGGAAATCTTCAACTTATCGAAATGGACGAAGCAGGTTTGATTCTGCGTGAATCCGATTCTAGCAAACCTTACTATGAGCAGGTAGACAATGAATATCCATTCGCTTTTGCAAGGGGTATGCCTGTTCCCGGCTCGTTCTATGGCTATGGCGATGGCAAGATTCTGTTACCCATGCAGAAAGTGGTAAACAATCTTTGCGATGAATTGGAACTTGCTTGCAGATTTTCTTCGCAGAGCAAACTGTTTGTCGATTCAAAAGCAGGATTATCCGATGTAAGCGAGATTGATTCTGACCCATCTAGGATTGTTATTGCAAGCAACCCATCACAGAATATTTGGCAGATGCAATCCAAAGGCATCAATCCTGCTGTTCAGCAAATGATAGATTTCCTGCTTCGTGAAGCGCAACGTGCTACAAGGTTCAGCGATGTCATGACAGGAATGAAGCAAGCCGCTTCTACTACTGCTACCGCTACACAGAGCCAACAGATACAGGGAGCAGTTGGTATCTCTGATAAAAAAGCCGACATCATGGAAGTTATGAAATGGGCAAGGAAATATTGCATCAAGTTGGCTTTGGAAAAATGGACAGCACCGTTTTGGGCAAGGGTTGGCAATAACAAGTCTGCCGAAATGGTTGATATGCCTATGGTATCCAAAGTTCCTGCATCATCGTTGCCGTCACCGGAAACTGTGCTTAACTTTATTGCAAAGAATCCGACAGCACCGAGAGCAAATATTCCTACCTATGACTTGGTTGAAGATGATAATGGTGAACTTGTCATGGCTGACATTGATTTCGATGTCGATATTGCTATGGGAAGCGATATGCCACACGGCAAGAGCGATATGTACAACATCGTCCTGTCGCTGATGCAGATGCAGGTTATGGAGAATGGTGTTCCTAAACCGTTCATGTCTGCAAGCAAGGCAAGGGAACTTATCGAACGCTATGTTGGTATCCCATTGTCGGACGAAGATGAGGAAACAGAATCAGAAAATGGTGGTGTTATGAATCAAGGCGTGAATCCTACATCACCTAATGGTGCTATTCAGATGCCACAAGGTTCACAGATGCCTACTCCGTCCGCATTAATGAATACAACCCCCGGTACAGGTGCTGTTGATAGACGAGGAATGGCATTGTAATTACATCTTAATATTTGTTAAACATTAAAGGCAGTCATCCGTGGCTGTCTTTTTTGATATTATTTATCGATAATCGATATGTACAAGTGTGCTATAATGGTAGTAGGTGGATAGATAAAAAAGAATATCCACTCACCGCTTTCTCAAGGCGGTTTCGAATCTGCAATAGCAGTTGCAAATTCTTAGTGGATACTCCCCTATATTGTACCACAAAGACAAAGAAAAGCAATTGTTAGCGCAGATTCCTCAATAGGGACTCTGTGCTTTTTGTAGTTATACAGATATTGCACAGACGGAGAATGGATAAGTACAACGATATCTCCGTTATCAACAAATCTGGCGGTATGGCGAAGCCCATGTAGGAAGAATTCGCTCGGACAACAAGATTTATCTGTTTTTCTGTTGCCCGTGAAGCGAGTTCTAGTGATCGCTATACAAATTACTAGGGGAGGACGTTTCGGATGGGGCTTTCAAGTGGTGTGGACGAAACAACATCAATACTTGAATGTAACGGATTGTGCGATAAAGCGACGGCGAAAGCGGTGCTAATGGCGCAAAGGTACTTCTTTCGAGGGGTACTTATGCTCAATTGCTCTGGCTCTACGGTGATAACAATAAATTATGATATAATCGTAAATAAGATAACAATTAAGAAAGGACAACAAATGCCGATAGAACCCGATGCTAAAACATATCAAGCATTAGTAAACACAATGAAGCAAACTGACCCACATTCGCTTGGTGTACGCAACATGATAGAAAGCGTCTATCCTGCATTGGCTACCAAACTATTCAAGTCAACCAAAACGATAATGAAGTTGGTTATGACAGGGCTGAACCCTATGGATGTTCTTGACTACCCTATTTGTAGCAAGTGCGAGGGATTGGCTTGGCTTGATGGCAAGGCTAGACGAGGAAAGAAATGGGTTGATGTTTGCCAATGCGATTGTGGCAGACGCACTATTGATCCACCTACATTCCGTGAATGGATTCGTGAAGAATTGAAACGTAAAGCACCGCCAGATTTCATGGAAGAAGTGGCATATGTTACTGATGGCATAGCCATGCGAATGATGCGAAAAGCCATGATTCAATTCCACAACGAAGCAGAAGCGAAAAGTGCAACGCGAAGCGGACAGATGGGAATTGTCATGCCTGATGGCTCTACCCATGTTCCTGAAAAAAATGTGGTAAAATTAGATGAAGATGTTGCTGTACGAAGATTAGCGGAATTGAATATGATAGAAGCAGAGGATGATGACGATGTTTGATACCAAAACAAATACCTTGTACCTACCGCATGTTATGAATACCGATATCATTGATGGCGTGCAGAAAAACTACAACTGCATTAACGCAGGAATTGTCAAGGCAATCAAGCTAGGGTTTGACGATAATTGGTATGGTGGTGCTGTCAAGGTTCTCGGACTTGTCAAGGAATATGGATTTTTGGCTTGCCCTAAATCGACAGAACGACTTGGCAAGATTATGGGTTTCCTTATTCCATCGACAGAACAGAAATACAAAAACATTGGTGCGGTTCTGACAGAAGATGGTAAACGTGTGTTCGCTGAATGGGCAAGTACTAACTTTCCTACCGCTACTATTCTTTGGGATGGTGTTCCCAATCCCAATGTAGATATAGCAAAAGAGAGATCAGAGCGAATGGAATTGATTCAGCAATTGCAGAAACTTGGCAAGGTTCAATCGCAGTACAGTAGCATCCCATTGGAAGAACTAAAAGATATTCTAAAATCCGCAATATTCGCAAAAGAAAATCCTGCGGAAGTGAAACCAAACATTGAAATTTCTAACGGTGTTAGTGACAGTGCTATTAAAAAAGGCGAACGTGGCGTTGTGAATCGTGGCAGAACAGCAGAATCAATGAACATGGTATCGGCTGAATAACACAAATTAGTGTACCCCATTTGACACAACCCAATATACTTATTAGTGAAGCATTATCAGAATATGGTAATGCTTTTTCTACGCTTGCATGGTGCGGAAATACCATGACATTATGAGTAGGCAACACTCTGATTTGCGAGGGAACTGACATGGAGAAACTTGACAAAGCACCAGTGGATTTCAATGTTCTATCCAAAATCTTCGCTGAAGCCGGTAGTCCAATGACGGAATCTGAAATAGCATATGCGAAACAGAGCAACATGCTAAAAGAACCGGAAGTGGAGCAGGCGCAGGAAGATGGAACAGAAGATATCACTGATACCGACAATGCTGACGATGTGGGAGAAACCGCCACTGATACCGCAGGTGCGGATATCGTGGAAGAAGATGAGGAACAGAGTACAGAAGATGTTCCTACAAAGACGGATTCCAAAACACTAAGCAAAGCGGACAAGAAAATCATAGCCATGAAGAACGCTATGAAAGAGAAAAATGCTGAACTTGAAGAAGTCAGGCGAAAACTCTCCGAATACGAAAGCAAAAAACAGTTGGTGGAATTTGAAGAGGAATACGGCAAGACACTCGATGCCGATACCGCATCCGTCATGGCAAAATCTAGGCTAGCACTCGAACAGCAGAATAGGCAATTGGAACTTCTTAATTTCAAGATCGACAATGCCAATGTCCTGCGACAGTACAACGTAATGGAGGAAGCGCAGTCCATCATGGAGAAATCCAAAGCCGCAAGTATGACCGCTGAACAGTATTGCAGGGGCATCTACGGTGACACAGAACCATTGGACGTTAAGCGTAGCAAAGCAGGTGTCAAAGGACAGTTGCCCTCCACAACGAATAAAGCGGATTATGCCGTTGCCAATGCTAATTCAAATTCCATCACTAAAGCCAATTCCAAATTGTCCGATCAGGAACGCACACTTGCTAGACGATTGGAAGAATTGGGATTTGCACCAAAACCAGACGAAATCAAAAATGTCCGCAAAGGACTATAACAGAAAGGAATTAAAATACTATGTTTGAACTTGTTTCCCCCGGTGGATACCCCCTTATCAAAATGATTGCCGCTTCTGGTGGAGTTTACAAAGGACAGCTTGTTAAGTTGGTTAGTGCCGAGTGCGCCCCTATTACTGCCGCTGTTGCCACACAGATTATCGTTGGACTTTGCCTTGAAGATGCAGATGCAGGCGAAGTTGCTACCATCGCACAGGTTGACGGACAGAAACTTCGTATCCCCATGTATGGTTCGTCTAGCAAGAAAACCATCGCCGCCGCTGACTATGGCAAACAGTTCGATATCAATGTTGCCACAAACGAAATGACCATTGACCTTGACGATACCACGAATGGTTTCCTGTTTGTTGTCGATGTTGACCCTGTCAACCTCACCTGTGACGTTATCGTTTCCAAAGCCGTTCTCCTGCTCTGATTAAACCCTCAAATAACGAAAGGAAGTAAAATAATATGGCTGGCACTCGCACTTCTGACATTGATGCCCTTATCGTTGCCGGAATCGACATGATCTTTAACCGTAACCTCCAGAACGAAACCCGTATGTATTACCCCGAAATCTGCCGTGAAGTCACACAGCCCAAGCCTACCGGTATCTATCAGACCGTTGGCGCACTCGGTGGGGCGTATGTGAAACCTGAAGGTGATAGCTTCACCTATGAATCCATCCGTGACTACAACCAGACAACCATCACTTCACAGACGATTGGTAAAGGCGTTGCCGCTTCTTTCGAAGCACTCACCAATGACCAGTATGGCGTTACACAGCAGACGTTCGGCGCACCTCTTACGACTACGCTTGTGAAAAAGCGTGAGCGTTATGTTGCCGATGCTTACAATCATGCTTTCGCTACGACTGGCGCAGACGGTGTTTATCAGCTTTCCGCTTCTCATCCCCTTGAGAACTCCGCTTCGCTGAATGACAACCTTGCCACTGGTGCTATCACTGTTGAAAACATCAAAACCGCTCTTAACAAATTCAACTTCATCTATGACATGGCGGGCGAGTTCTTCGATACTTCTGCTACGCATCTTCTGATTCATCCCAACAAACTGTTCACCGTCAAAGAACTGCTTGAATCCCAGTTGCTTGCATTTGAACTGTCCAACACGAAGAACAGCCTGATGGATACCCCTCTCCGTATCGTTGTTGACAAGTACCTCGATTACACCGTTGCTACTGGTGTTTCGCCGTGGTTCTTGCTTGACAGAACGATTACCGATGCAGGCGTGTTCTTCCAGCGTCAGACTGCTCCGAAGATGGACTTGTGGTGGAACGAAGATACCCTCGAATATCGTGGTGCTTGTTATGAGCGTTACGGCGTGGGGATTGTCGCGCCAGGATATGGCATTATAGGCAGTTTGGGAACCTGATTTCTTTAATCTTTGTGCAACTTGACAATAGAATAAAGATGTGGTACAATTATTGTGGGCTAGGCAAAGACTAATTACCTTTGCTGAAAAGGGAATTCTCCCATTCCCCTGCCCCAATAAAACCCTTGGGAGATCATGTGGGAGAGTGTATGAATTATTTTACTTGTACTGAATGCGGAAAAACTTTGCCTGAAACTAGCGAATACTTTCCAATGGATTTGCGTAGAAGTTGCAAAAACTCAACCAAATGTCTTAATTGTTTTAACGCCGATTGCCGTAAAAAATATGCTGAAACAAGATACAAACAATCTAAGCAGTATCGAGAATCGCATGCGGAAGAATTGGCAATAAAGAAAAAACAATATTATGAAGCAAATAAGGAAAAGGTTTTACAACAACACAAGGAATACTACAAAAATCATTTGGAAGATTGGCGAAATAACAGCAAAGAATGGCGAAAAAACAACCCCGAAGCACTTAGAAAGCATACACGTCTTAGATATGAACGTCACAAAGAACACATGCTGTCTGTTTCAAAAAACTGGAAAGATAATAACAAAGATAAAGTTATTATTCAAGATCAAAGGCGAGAAGCAAAAAAGAGATCACTTCCTGCAACTCTTACAGTTAAACAGTGGCATGAAATCGTAAATGCTTTTGACGGAAAATGCGCTTACTGCGGTGAAGAAAAACCATTGACGCAAGACCACTTCATTCCGGTTTCGAAGAACGGTGGATACACAAAAGAAAATATTATTCCATCTTGCTTGTCATGTAATTGCAGTAAGATAGATAAAGATTTTCAAGAGTAGTATCCAACATATCGTTTTTATTCTAAAGAGCGAGAAGAAAAGATTATCTCGTATCTTGAAGAAAGTATCATTCATTAGTCACAAGATAAAACTTGTGGACACGCCAGAAAGGTGTAATTAAAATGAGCGCATCTATCACAAAACTTCCTGCAAATGATGTCTATGTCGGTTCAGTAAAGGTTATTGATTCTACTGGTGCTATTGGTGGTACTTCCGGTGGTATGCTTACAGGCGTTACTTCTGGCACTACGCTTATTGCACAGAAATTTGCACCTACTGCTTCTGCTACTACTGCTAGTATCAACTACCATAAACTGTTTGCTATTGGCGATATTACAGGAACTACGGCTTATGGATTTGGTGACCCTGCGAAACCGACAACTGGTATCATGGGTTCATTCGGACGTACCGCTGTTGCTACCGGAACACAGACTGATACCGGACTTGATATTCGTGTTATCAACAAAGTAACGAATACTGGCGTTAATGCGATTCAGGGTGCTTACATCAAAGCGAAGAACTACTCCACTGGTACTGTTGGTTCAATGATTGGCTTGTTTGTCGAAGTTGCCGCAGAGGGTACTGTTACGAATGGTGCTACTGCTATCAAAATTGGTTGCGATGGAACTACGCTTAAACAGGACATCATGTTCTCAAATGGACTAGGTTTCTTCACATCTACCGAAGCTATTACCGCTAACAGCACATTAACTTCACTTCCTGCCGGTTCTATTGGTATCACCTCGAACGGCACAGGTGTTGGGCATCTGTTCGTTTCTGATGGTACGAAATGGCAATACGCCGCCGTAGCATAACCGTACATTCACGCTTATTTCATCAATGATATAAGCGCAATAGTACACTAAATTATAGGCTTTTTCTATGCTGTATAATAGTAGAAGAAGCCTATTTTTTATGTAAACATAAGGAGAATAAAGATGAACGGAACAAGAACATATTTTAGAAAACCTTATTCTTGGCTTGGTGTTACTGCTATTGATGCTTCTGCTGATAGTATTGCTGTTGGTGGAAAGGATATTCGATTCAAGGCTGTTAGTGGAAACATTTGGGTGAACGCAAAAACTACTGCTGTTGCCAATGCAACTGCGTATCTAATGGCTGTTGGCGAAATTCTTGAATTTGCAGGATGCACTACACTATCCATTATTTCCGATGGTAGTGGCGGTACATACGAATACATCCTTTGGGAGTAAGCAATGCCGAAGATTAACCATCCTGCATACCAAAAAATAGTAGACATATCGTGCTATCCTGATCCACTTGCTGTAAAAGAGCCTGCGCAAAACTACAGGTTGCTTAGCGAAGATGGTGATTTATGGTATACAGGACATCAAGGATTGGACGCATGGACTAATTGGCATGCACCGATTTATGCGGTAGCAGATGGCGTTGGAGTTGATTGTGTTAATTGGGGCGATGCAACAGGTGCGTATGGCAGTTCTGGTAGTGGAACATATGTTTCTATTCAAACCAATGGGTGCGTTGGGTGTGTATCTGTAACGGCATACAAACATTTGTCGGTGAAAACAATAAATAACGGAGACGTAGTAACAAAAGGACAGTTGATAGGATACCAAGGAGGGACTGGTAATGTGCCAGAGCATCTTCACTTCGATATCTTTATTGATGGTGTGCGGTATGATCCTGTTCCTTATTTGCAAGGCGATAAATCATTTCAGGTCATAAGGGGGAATAACCTAGTGAACATAGCAGTTTTTGCAAGATATAAATATGTCGATAGCGGTTGGCTGAACATTCGCTCTGAACCGTCTGCTTCGTCTGCTGATGTTGGCGATATCACACAAGGTAGCGAATTTGATGTCAATGCCCTGATGGATAATGAGGGTTATACATGGGGCAAGTTGTCTGATGGTCGTGGTTATGTAGCCATCTACAAGGGAGCAGACGCATGGTGCATCCCTATTGAAATGAATGATAATTCAGAAGCATTGGCTGTTGCAGAAGCGCAGATAGAAGTGCTTACATCGCAGAACGCCTTGCTTGAAAAAGAGAACACTGACTTGACAGCAGAGAATGACTTACTTGAACAGAAGATTGATAACGCAATAGCCGAACTTTCATAAGGGGTGTAGTCAATGACACTTGCGGAACTTGTAACTGAAATGTCAAGGGAATATCCAACTACGGTTGAGGTGAACACAAGAGTAGCCTTTCTTAATCAGGCATTGCTTGAAATGGAAGATTACTTCGACAATTTTGCTTTGGCTACATTTACAACCGTAGCGGATCAGGATGAATATTCTTTTCCAACCGGAATAGAAGATATTTCACAGATAGTGTCATTTGGCGTTTCAAATAAGGCTACTCCCAGTGATAGATATGATTACACGCAGTATCACCCATCAACATTCTTGGATTATTCGCAAAATGGTAATTGCTACTATCAACTTACCAACTCCGCAGGAACGAAAAAACTTATTCTTTATCCTGTTCCAACTGTTACTGGAAATAAAGTAAGCATTACCTACAAAAAGCACTTCACTACACTTGCTTGGACAAGCAACACGCTATCTCCTGAATTTGATTCAAGGTATCATATCCTACTTGTTTACTATGCTAATCACATGATAGCAACAACTGGACATTCTCCTGACACTATGCAGGCAGACATGTTTATGCAGAAATGGCTGAGCGGATTGCAGGATGTTATAGAAAAGAAAGCAAAAGAATCCGTTACCCATCCTAAAAAACGTAGGGATAATCAACAATGGCATGGTGGTAAGATTCATACGTCAGGAACAACGGTGGTAGTTCCATGAGGAATAAATCTCTTTATGGTAGGGTGAAACCTGTCGGACAAAGCGAAATAGTGATAAACAACTTTGGCGGTGGTGTTGATGAATATACACCGCCTATTTCCATTGGCGATAATCAACTGTCATCTGGACTTGATTATATCAGTAGGGATGGTGTGTGCCTTAAACATTGGAAAGAAACCGACAATACAGACAAATACACATTTAGCGGTTCTGGCGTTATGGTTACTTGGAGTGGAACATCTAGTGGTATATTCCCTATGTTGGCATCCATTACTACTCCATTCCATGCTACTGTTCTTGATGGTACTGCCGCTGACTATTCACTTGCATCATATAATTTTATAGCCTTGCCCGAAACCTCCGGTGCTTTGGAATATATCACGCAAGCCGAAACGTACAGCGTGTATTGGTCTACAAGCATGAATATCCTTATTATTCAAGCGCAGACAAGCAAAACGCTTTCCACTGTAACATTGCCTACAAATGTATATCCTAGAGATGTAATAGCAAATAAGACTAGATTGTACTTAATTGATACGCACAACACACTTTGGTGGAGTGAAGCCGGAGATTATACAGCTTGGTATGGTACTACGCCATCCGGCGAATATGTAGCAGAAGATTCAGGTTATTGGTTTATCGATTCACATGATTCAATCAATCGCATCTGCTCATTCAAGGATAACATTTATATTTATGGTGATAGCTCGATCTACTTATTCAGTGGATATTCGCCTGAAACATTCTCGCTAAATCGCATGTTTGTTGATATAGGAACATATGGATACACATATCGTTCATTGACAAAAGACGCAAATTTTATGTACTTCACATACAAGAGCAAAGTTTATGCCTATGACGGAAGCTCAAACTTTCCAAACCTTATATCCGAACCTGTCATTGCAAACAAGAATTATGTCAATGGAATCGCATCTGGTGTAAAGCCTTGGAATGAAACATATTACACTACGGCATCCGTTCTGTCTGTGTATGCTGACGAAGATTATCTTTATTGGTATCCATTCTACAACCCATACGTTGCAGGAATGAATAGCGGAAGTGTTTATCCGATTCTTATGAGAATAGGTGTGTTTGATACAAAGCGCAAGACATGGTGGAAGATATCTGGATTCAGCGAAGCATACAATTTCCTGACATCTGTACATGCGTTGGTATCACATCAATATTTGTTTCCTGCACCGGAAGCAACTGGAACATATTGGGGAATAGGAACACATACAACACAGACAAATGCACAAACCCCATACAATCGCGTCCGAAAACTTCAGCCTTGGATTTCTACTGAATACTTCAAAACAAAAGCATTTGCACAGCGTCCGTCTGAAAACATGTTGCTTACGGATGTTTACCTTACGCTTCGTACAACCAAATACAATGGCGATGCGGATTACCAATCGGGGCGTGTCGATGTTCAACTTGTAGAAGCAAACATGGATACAACTTTTGACGATGTGCTTAATACTCTTTACTTTAAAACATATCAACTGTATGGCATGCAGGATTTTAATAGCGGTTGGGATTATTCGGATTATCAGAATATGTTTATAACCTTGCACATCCCTGTTGAAAACCGAATGAATATCATGTACCAGAACATGGGTGATGGTGATGAACAAATAACTGATGGAATGTTTGATACATACCAATCGACCGGAACGAGCGCACCAGCATTTTTGCCTACGCCTTATATCAAATTGATGGTTCGATTCTATACAGACAAGGATTTTGAACTTCATCGCATGGAACTCAAATATAGGGTAAAGGGGGCATCCAGATAATGCCAAGCGTTTATCCTACAAAGATTCAATTTAGAACGCTAGAAGAAGCGGCTTTCCAATATAATCGCCTAGTCGATTTGCTTAATAAAGATTTGTCCGTAGTGGTTATAGGCGGTGGAGTAGGCGATGTTAAGTCACCTATTGTTCCCGGTGTTATTGATAGTACAATCGTTGTGTATGATGGTATTACTGGCAAGCGCATTAAGGCTTCTACCATCTATGCAAATTGGTTCGATCAATCCGTTACAAGCACATCATCCCCTACGTTTGTTAAGCCTACTGTGAATGGAACACAATTCAATATTGCCGCTACTCCTGCTACAAATGCAGAGGGATTGCTTCAATGGAACGCTACTGATGGTACGCTTGATCTAGGAATGTCGGGCGGTGCTATCACACAACAAATTGGACAAGAACTATTCACTAAAGTTATCAATAAAACAGCGTCTACTATTGTCAATGGTTCTCCTGTTTATTTCGACGGAAGATTGGGTTGGCGTCCTAAAATTAAATTAGCCAAGTCCGATGCAGAAGTAACATCTGCTGTTATGGGAATAACTACTCAAGACATAGCACCTGATGCAGAGGGATATATTACTACCCTTGGCTATGTCAGACAAATTAAAACAGACTACGCTACTTGGGCAGAGGGGCAACCTTTGTATGTTTCTAAAACAACAGCAGGCGCATTGACTAATGTTGAGCCTACTGCACCGCATCATTCGGATATTGTTGGGTATGTCGGTGTAGTAGGTGGCGCAGGAATTGGAAGCATCCTAGTAAAACTTCAACATCATACCGACTTGGAACATATAACCAACGTTGACGGAAACCCATTTAACACTAATGGGCAGATACTTACATACAATAACGATACAGGAATACATACTGCTATGAGCCAATTCCCTGTGTCTAATCATTACACAGGATTCCCTAACCTTACAGATACAACGATTGGCTTTAATGATGGAACGTATACCCTTACTCTTACTGCATCAGCAAAGCCAATTTGGATTAACGGTATTGCATATACGATTGATACATTAACAAAGCAATTATCCGTAGCGCAAGAAGCAGTAAGTGGGTTGTATTGGTTTTGGTTGTCCGTGTCAGCTAATGTTATATCGTTAAATTGCCAAGTTGGTTCACCCGGATTTGATAAATGCCTTGTTGCTACTGTTTATTGGAATACGACTACGAACAAAGGGTTGATATCCGATGAACGGCATTACATGGGTAGAGATAAATGGATGCACGAATATCTGCACGAAACCGTTGGTGCTAGATATGCTAACGGTATGGCAGGAACATTTACCAATACAACATTCTCCATTGGTGCAGGCGAATTTTACGATGAAGATTTGGAACATAAATGGACTTCACCATTAACAACTGCTCATGTTCTATATCACAATGGTGATGCTGATTGGGTTTGGGATACACTTACTACGCCATATAAGGTAGTTAACCCCGGTGTAGACAATAATTTACGGTATAACAATGGAACTGCACTTGCTACTGTTGCTAATAATAAATATGTTAATTCATGGTTCTTCGCAACAGGCGACGTAGCAAATCCTATTGATATATTTATTGGAACGGCAGAATACATAACCATTGCTGATGCTCGTGCGGCTACACCTCCGTCATTCGGAGCGTTGATTTCCGCTGAAACAAAGTTAATATTCAAGGTTACATTTAAAAATAATGGTGGAACGCCTAATTACATCGAAGCAACTGATTATAGAACTGCATCTATTTTGCCTACCGGAAGTTATGTTGCTACATCACATAGCACATTGACCGATTTAACTTATGCAACATCAGGACATAGTGGATTTTTACCAGATACAGCTATTGATGATACTGCATATGGAGCAGGATGGAATGGCGATGTAACCCATGCACCTACAAAGAACGCTGTCTATGACAAAATAGAAACAATGACAAGCGCATCGGTGTCAGATGAAGCATATGGCGGTACATGGGATGGCATAACAACCGTAGCACCGTCAAAAAATGCTGTTTATGATGTTATCGCAAGCCTTGCAGGTGGACATCCCGATGTAACAATCGGTAGTCCTGCTAATGGATTGTCGGTTGATGGTAGTCAAGTACTATCGCTTGGACTTGCTTCAACATCAACGATAGGCGCATTGTCCGATACAGATTGGGATACATTTAATGGCAAAGCCGATCATGGAATTGTCGCAGGGGGAACAACCGGACAAGCATTGGTTAAAAGTTCCAATACGGATTATGCGGTGGAATGGGCAGACGCAGGAAGTGGTGCTTGCACTCCTGATACAGGTGATACCGAAGTATTGCTTGATGTTATCCTTAATGGTGATCCCGGTGAAATTGAAATTGCACTTGCAGGAATATTGAATGGAGGTTCATAAATGAGTGTAGCAACTTATACATCTGGAATATTAGCGCAGAAAAGCGCACTAGCAGACAACCTTGAAACAATGGGAAGAACTGCAACGGTAGCTGAACCATTGGCTGATCTTGTAGCAAAGGTTCTTGACATATCGGATGATGCTGATGCCGCCGCAGGAAATATCCTTAATAGTAAAACAGCATATGTGGGTGGTGCAAAGATCACAGGAACTATGCCTGTAAATAATTCCAATAATGTCGAAGTTACCGATATTGATGGAACGCTTATCCCTACTGGATACTACAATGGTAGCGGTTCTGCCATTCTTTCTGCCACTGAAGCGGCAAAAGTTATTGCAGAAAACATCAAAGATGGCGTTACCATTCTTGGCGTATTAGGTACGTTGTCCGGTGCATCTATATTAACTGGAGATGCACTTGTTGGTGATGTGTTAGCAGGAAAAACCTTTTATAGTAATGATCCTGACACTCAATTAACAGGAACAATGCCTGTCAACGAGGGTGATAATGCTTGTTCATCTTCTTCTGTAAGCGGTACTACGCTGAAACTTGTGGCACCTACCGGATTTTACGATGGAGATGATACCGTCACCATCACTGATGCGGATTTCGTAGCGGCTAACATTAAAAGTGGGGTGGATGTTTTAGGCATAACTGGAACACTTACTGCTGTTACAGACGATGACGCGTACACTGTTTCAATGTTGCACTTCGACGGCGCAAATAATGGAACGACTTTTACTGATGCAAAAGGGAAAACGTGGACAGGCGCAGGAACTGCACAAACGTCAACCGTTGACAAAGTATACGGTACAGCAAGTTTGCTACTAGATGGGAATAGCGATTATATTTACACTGACGATTCAGACGATTTCTATTTTTCCAACGGAGCCTTTACAATTGATTTTTGGGTTAAAAGAACGACAATAAGTGCAGGTATTTGGACAGTTTATCAACACGGTGCCGATGTGAACAATCGTATTGTAATATATTTTAACAATCAGGATTTGGAATTTTATGCAATAACCAGTAGTTCGATAGTAGCATATTATTCTGCAACAGCGGTAGTTTCTTCAACTTCACTTTGGTATCATATTGCAATAGTCAGAAGTGGCAGCAACTTTTATATGTTTGTAAATGGATTATCAAAAACCCTAACTGTTACTACTGCAATATCTACAAATTCACTCCCAAACATTTCAGCTCCAGTATACATAGGTGTAAGAAAATATCCCGGAACAGAAGATAGATACTACATAGGATATATTGATGAATTTAGAATATCTAAAGGTATTGCTCGGTGGACAGCTGATTTTGTTCCCGGTAGGGCATATGTAGTCTAATTCCTTACAATGTTACAATATATATAGGCACACGAAAGGGGCAATATTATGCCAGTAAGAGAGAATGACATTCAGCGTTCAGGCGTAACCACTAATCCGGTTTTGCTTGATCCCTCTGTTTATCCGACAGAGATTGACATATCTAGCACTGGCGGTGGCGCAAATCAGCAACAGACATATGTTGCCCCTCCGGAATCTACAATTACTACTGCATCAAATCCAGATATACAGCGTTCGGGTGTTGTAGGAACAAACCCTCCGGGTGGAACGCAAGCACCTACCGGAACTGTTAATATATCTGCAAGCGATTTCTACGATCCAAATTTTGGTGTAAAGCCAGATTCTGCGCCCAATTATCGCTATCCTACAATCGAAGAAGCACAACGCAGAGATAATGTCATTCAAGCAAACGCATATCAATCGCCTTATTCTGAATATGATATTGCAATGCAAACCGATATCCCCGGCAAATCGCAGGAACAGATTCTAGCAGAAGAAGAAGCAAGGCTTAACAGGGTAAATGAACAAGCGTTCTTGATTGAGGATCAAGCTAGAAAAGTTAGGGAACTTGAACTGCTTGGCTTGCAAAACAAAGGTACAGGCACAGGTTCTGGTGGATATTCTGGTGTTGGCATCAGTAATACAGGCGTAAGCGGTGGCGGTGGTGCTACAAGCGGTACTTCTGGTGGCGGTGGAACATCTGGTGGTGGCACTGGCGGTGTATCTACTGGCGGGTTGCCTAGTGGTGATGCTATTGTAAAGCAAGTATTGACAAATAAATTTGAGTACGATGTATCATCCGATCCCGATTACAAGATTGATGCTACTAACTTGGAAAATGAAGTAGCACAGAAGATGGTAGGGCGTGGTGGATTATGGTCATCTGTCACGCAGAACGCATTGCAGAATGGCTTGATTCTATTGCAAGCAAACTATCGCAAACAAGCCTTGGAAGAATACAAGGAAAACCGCAATTTCATGATGCAAGTAGCATCCATGATGTACAATCGTGAAGATGAAGCGTGGTCACGCAACATGCAGGTTCTGAAGTTCAATGCGGATAGAGAAGATGCGGCTTTCAGTAAGCAAATGCAGATAGAAAATCAGCGAATTGCACAAGCAAACGCACAGTTTAATCGTGAAATGGCTACTGCATCGGCTAAACAGAAAGCAGAAGCAAGTAGAATTGGAATGAACGCTAATACGCTTGCCGCAAGCTATTCGACATTCCAAACCATGCAACAGAAATGGGCATCGTCCAACACCGCTACTGCTGAAATTGCTGAATACTTTGGTGTGGCACAAGGCACGAGATTGAACACATCATCTGGTGCTACCGCTGTTCAACGCATGAAAGCAAATTTCGATTCAGCACAGCAATCCATTATGGCGGCGGCTTACGAAAGTGGACAAGATGCAATTTACCTAGAGGGATTGCAAGGAGATTACTTCATGGGCAATCCTGATACTACTACTGTTGATCCGTCCAAACTTCCATTCATTACTGAAATAGCTACTCCTGCACAGGCACAAGAGTATAATAGATTGAGAAGCAAAGCGTTGACAGACGATCTTGGCGAAATAGCCAACACGCTTCAAGACATGACTTCTAGGGCAAGTTTGTATATTCAGAATCTTGGTGCTGATGCGTATAGAAAACTATACTATGAAATCCAGAACATAGAACAAAACAAGGCGAAGTGAAGTTCATAAGGAGAACATAGATGGCTTTCAAACCATTCGTACCATCAAATTCTACTAGCACAGACTTGGGGTGGGGTTTTAACTCTACCCCTAAAGTTGGTGTGGGCATTGATGAATGGGCAAAGCAAACTGCTATATTCAGTCCACAACCCATTCCTGTTGAAGAAACGCCTATTCAACGCACACTAACCGGAACAAAATACGATAATATTCCTGCTGAAAACTTCAAGCCTATATCTGATTCAGCACAATATACAAAATCTACATTTGACGCTTCTCTCGCAAGAACAGGCGCAACTATTCTTGATTTACCCAACCTTGCTAAACGTGCATTGGTTTTTACTGCTAATACTATTTCAAGGGCAGGACAAACCATCTTCAAGGCTTTTGGAGATAAGACACCGTACTACGATATCATCAAAGATGACACAACGCTTTATAGCAATCTGATGAACGCATCGAATGTTATCGCAGGAAAACAGACGCAGACATACGGAGATAATCCTATTGTTGCAAACATTCTAAGCGGTGCGCAAAAACAAGAACAAAAGGTTGCTGAACTTGATAGCAAAGTAAATTTTGGTACGAAGATACTTGCTTCTACGTTGGCATCAATTCCTACGAATATATCTTGGATGGCGAGTGCGGCGGCAGGTGTTCCTGCTTTGGGTGCGGCAATATCGGTTGGACAAGCCTTACAAAAAGAAGCACCGATGGGTTCTGGCTATAAGAAAACCGCCTTTGCTTTTGCCAGTGGTGCTATTGATGCCGCTACCGAATACATTTTTGACTTGTGGAAATGGCTGAAACCTTTGCCTAAAGGCATGGGTACGTTTGGCGATGTTGCCGAAACCGCTGTATCAAAATACCCCACGCTAGTAAGAGCATCATATGAAATGCTTAAATCGGCAGGTGGCGAGGGTGCAGAAGAACTCATAGCCTATCCATTCCAACAACTACTTGAATGGCGCATGAATAATCCTGATAAAACCGCATCTGAATTTTATGATGCAAAGAAATTCTTTTCCGAATGGGGATACGCAGGACTAGCAGGATTTGCAGGAGGTGCGTTATTTGGTTCATTTGGTACCGTTCATAACATGCGTGTTGATTCCATCAATCGCAAAATCATGGAAGCCAAAACAAAAGAGATCGCAGAAACGCCCATCGACCAACTCACATCTGAACAAGTTGCTGAATTTACAAACCTTGTTTCCGATGCAATTATTGATGGTGCAGGGTTTGATGCTGTTAATTCAATAGCGCAATACGAAGAACAGAAACAAGCACAATCTACAATGCCACAGGAATCCCTTGCAGAGCCTAGCACGGAGTTTGAACCTGTACAGACAGAAAATATCATTACTGATGATGCTAAGGGCGTAGAAACGGCTGTAGAGCCTGTTTATGACAATGTGAAAATAGAACAACCTATATCTTCGGAAGAAAGAACACAGAAAGTCTCAAGGCGAAAAGAAGTTATCGCTGAAATGAAAGATATTGTAGATAAAAACGGAAGCGGGTTATCCGGTAATGTCGCAAGTAAATATGTCGCACTTGGAAAGGAATTGTCAGAACTCACTTTTGCTCTGAAGCCAAAACTAAATGTAGAAAAGCTAAAATCAAAATCAGATCGCAAAAGTACGTTAGATACTGATATAATTGTATCTGCTAGAAACGATAAATACAAAAACAAAGATGTTTATATGGCATTGGAAGAATCTGTTCATGGTGTATACGCCAATAAGGATACCCCTGTTGACGATATTATGAATGGCAAAAACGA